ATTCGTGCTATCTAATATACATCGTCATCGTCATCAACGTGCTGTAGTGCCTGTGGTGCGTTCCGTGGTGCTTGTACTGCATTCTTTGGTGCATCAGCACTTGGTGCATCTTCACCACGCACAGGTCGCAATTCACGTCGCCATTCAGCATGTGATTCGTATGCTTCTTTCGCTTTGACCATCATTTCAGAACCGATATACCATTCTTTGATGTCATCACGTGTTGGGTCGTTCTTGAACACCAAGTCAAGTTCAGGTGGGGTAATCGTTGAACTATGTCCTGTGTCACGATATTCGACACGACCATTTGCAAGTCGCTTTGTGGCAATCGGAATCCAAAACATGTATGGGGGAATCTTCGCACCCTTTTTGGCTGTTTTCTTTGCTGTCGCAATCACCAAATCAGCATGACGCTTAAAGATACCATCAACACGATTCGTCATCGCTTTCCCAACAAGTCCCTTAACAGCAAGAACAACTAACCCATCATAACCCTCCATGAAACAGAGGATTTCGGTGTAGATGCTCATTCCCTGTTCCCATTCAGCATTGGGGTTCAACCATACTTTGCGTTTGCTATCCATAACATCACGCTTGTATGGTTGATACCGCTTACGAATTGGGATAATGCACAAGCGTTCTGCTACGAACCCATCGCTGTCATTGAAGCGTGATACAGGTTGCCACGGATTCCCCAAACCCTGTGGGAACTCTTTTTCTGACGTGTAGAAGTGTCCTGCTGTCCCTGCTTGTCGAACACCGTTGAACCACCAAATCTTGGGATAACCACGACTGACGCTTTCGTCGTCGTTGTAATCGAACTCACCATTCATCACGTTATCGAAATCAAATGTACTCATTGTCGCTATCCTCTTTCAGTATTGGTACTAATTACTCTGCTCTTTGTTGTACGCTTCCATCAGTATGCGAACGATTATTGCTCGAATGCTTGTTCGTGCATATGTCCTGTCAGATTCCTCCTTTGCTTTGGTTTTTAACCAATCAAACAATTCTTGGTTCATCGCTAACAGGTACTCTTTCTTCTGTTCTTTCATCAGCATCACCTCCTTTCAGTGTGCGTATTGTTACTCTAATTCGACCTGCGATAATGTTTGGAAGTTCAGGTAATCTGCGATGTATGCACGTGCTTCCATCGTGTTGTATACCCACAGGGTTGTTGATTCCTTCACCTCATCAGGTGTTTCGAATGTCCCAAACACGAGAAAATACTCATCTGCTTCAGGAATGCGTTGAATGCGAATGATGGTCAATGTGCCATCGTCGTTCTCACGCTTCACTTCGTGTCCGTATGCAAACACTTCACTTGCATCGTCAGGGTCGTGCCATACCACACGGTTCATGAACACGACTTCACTTCCAAATGGTGGCTTCTGTGCATGTTCACGAATCATTCGTTGTACGTTCTTTGCACGAATGCTGTTTACCATAGATGCCAAGTTCCTTTCGATGATGTCTAATCGCTGTGTCATTTCTTCCAATCCTCCCTGAATCCGTTCTGCTGTGTCACTAATGTCCTTACGTACTTTCTCTGCATCGAACTCTTCGTTGGGTAATTCACTAAACTGTGTCATCGCTATCCTCCTATTAAGTATATAAAAAGTATATCACAACTATAGTACGAAAGTCAACTATGAATTGTTGCGATTTATTTGGTGTGCAATCAGTAGGGTCGCAACGATTGCGATGTACGACCACATATTCATTTCGAACTGTGTACCAAAGAGTGCGTTAATCACCCATAAGATACCTGCTGATACCACGATACTCACGACGATGCCATACACGATGGCAAATACTGTCGATACGATTGCTTTCAATTTATCCATATGCTCTCCTTGTGTGTGTTGGGGACAAGCGTCATACTTGTCCCCTGAATTGCTGTCCTAAAGGTCAGGAAGTCCGTCATCACCCTCATCTACCACAGTATTGCCATCGCCATCGTCAACAGGTGGTTCAGGTTCAGGAATGTACATCGAATCAGGTGCAGGGATTCCTGCTGAAACGATTTGCTTATACTGTTGGGTTGCGTCAACGATGTCTAACGCACCAATGGTGGCAGTATGGATTACTTTGCGAATGCCATCACCCAAGTCCTGCTCATACGTGCAGTGGTAGAATGTCCCATCTGCATCTGCTGTGCGAATAGAAATGTGTCCTGCAAGAACTTCATTCTCGAAATGCACCGTGGTCAACGACTGTTTCTTCTTACTCATTGTGTTTCTCCTTAATACTTTGCTTTGCGAATCATTAGCGAACCCTTACGTGGTTTCTCTTCACGAACGTCGCTAATCTTTTGTGCTGTGTGGATTTCACCGTTGCGAATCAATTCAGCAACCAACGAATCCAACTTATCCGAATCGTACTTGACTGTTACAGAGGGTTTCGTGATAAGCGCAGTCCCAAGTCCAAGAACCTCTACTGACTTGGTTGGAAGTTCATCGACAATCTTGAACACCTGATTGCGGATTTCCTCTTTGCGATATTCAAGTGCTTTGATTTCGCTTTCCAACTCACCAAGTTCGTCTAATAACCCTCGTAACACTTCTTCGTTCATGCTATCACCTCCTTTGTGAATTGATTCAGAATGTCTAACGATACCGATTTCCCTGTGGTTCTGTCGTAAAACTCAAAGTGTACGACGGTGTCCCAAGTCTTTTGCAGTCCATCACGCATCGTGTCTAGCAATTCTACTACTTCCTTGTTTAGTTTTGGTTCGTAATTGAACTGACTGTACAGAAGCAATCTTCTGTCCTCTGCGTATGCGTACACAACAACTTGCTTTGGACTTTCGCTTTTCTTTCTAGGCATAATTTCCTCCTTAATATTGCCTATGAGTAGTATAGCATATAAATATTATAGATGTCAACATCATAAAAAAATATGCTTCTATATATATCACTATTTATTTGTCACCTGCGATGCACCCCTTGCACTATTTATGCTCTACACCTATGTCTATATTTATTTGTCACCTGACACGACATGCAGTATGAGAGAGTATGATAGTACGATTGTATTTCGATTTTGCATAAAATCCTATATGAAAAAATTAACCACAACATTTTAGTACAAAATCCGAACACAATCGTACCATCGTATCGTACTGATACTGACAAATAAATAGTGATATATGTAGAGGATATTTTTATGGTATAATATCCATATACGAGTACAACATACTACAATCGCTCGTATAATAAAAAGGAGGATAGAATGAACGTTGCACCCAAATGTCTAGCATGTCTACAGTACTCACGACACCTGACGTTTACCAAAATCTGTAAGGATTGCGAAGCAAACATCATACCGATATTGGAAGCGATGGAAATCGAAGTCAGAGGACTGCAAAGCGACTATCAGCACGCTTTCTCAATGCTGAATGAAGAAGATGCGAAGCGACGTGACTTGGTGTTGAAAACACACGAACAGATTAAGGAACTGATTTACTTTCGTCAACGCAACGAAGCGACTGCAAAGTTTCATGCCAAAGTTGCCAAAACGATTGCACGTGGTGGTCAATTCGCAGATGCGTTGCAATTATGGTTGGATTACATCACATTGAATGAACGGTTTCAAACCCTGCAATTCAATACGATAGCGATTAAGAATGCGAAATTAGAGGAGTGGTTTAGAGAATATGCGAAACGCAAAGATAGATAGAAATCACAATGAAATAGTGAATGCACTACGTGATTTCGGTGCAAGTGTGACATCACTTGCGAATGCAGGAAATGGTGTCCCTGACATCGTGGTTGGATATAATTACAAGAACTATTTGATGGAAATCAAGGGTCCCAATGGAACGTTGACACCTGCACAGATTATTTGGCATAAGAATTGGAAAGGGACTGTTTATGTTGTGCGTACTGCCGAGGAGGCTATTTCGATTTTACGAGGAGATTTCCCTATATGAGTTGGCAAGAAATATTCAAAAAGCACATTCCATACGGAAAATATGACTATCAGGTATGGATAAACGGAAATAAGTACACCATCGAACGATACATCCCTGCTACAGAAGAAACCCCAACAGAACATGAAAATACTGTATTAAGTGGTGCGTTGTATCGGTGCGAAACGATGAAAGATAAAATCGCACAGATTCTTGACGATATTCGTGGTCTAGCAGATGAAATTGAAGAGGAGTATGAGAACAATGATACTGAACGACAGTCAGATTAACAAGTTAGCAATCGAACACAACATGATAGAACACTTCGTTGCAAGTACACGTGAAATCAACCGTATCAGTTATGGACTGACATCGTTCGGATATGATATGCGACTTGGTTCGAAGTTTCAGATGCAGTATCGACCCATTAGTGCTGTCGATGCCAAAATCGACCCAAAGCATACCGATAATTGGGATAGTGTGTTTACACCATTCTTTAGCGATTTGCCGTTCTATATCCCTCCCCAAACATTCATTCTTGGTGTATCAGTCGAAAAGTTCAACCTCCCTGACGATGTATGGGGAATGGTAGTAGGAAAGTCAACATATGCACGTTGCGGAATCTTTGTGAACACGACACCAATGGAACCTGCATGGACTGGCTATTTGACCATCGAATTGTACAATTCCCTGCACTATCCTGTGAAAGTCTATCCATCAGAGGGAATTGCACAGGTTTCGTTCTTTCGTGGTGAACCACCAATGGTGAATTACCGCACCAAAGTTGGCAAGTATCAGAACCAGCCATCGCACCCTGTAAAACCTGCCATAAAGCGTCATATTGAGTTTTAGGGTGTCGTAGTACCAAAAGCAAATTAAACCCCCGCAGAACAATTCCTGTGCGTTCTGTGGGGGTTTTACGTTGTGCTTATCGTGGTTCAGGTTCGGTATCTTCGTAGTACCAATCATTGGCATTCGCAGGTGTTGGATAATTCTGTGCAATCTGTACGATGCTAATCATTGGTGCAGGAAGTTGCACAAGTTGAAAATTACGATACGTTAAATCACATGCGACTGATGACTGCACAGAAAACCGAAATGTCCAACCCTCAACAAGCGGATATGGTGTCGAAAACGATACGGCATGAAGATTTCGTGCAACACCACTTCCAACAGAAATTGCCTGATACGCAATAGCAGGTAATGTTGTTGGTGACGTTCCAATGTACATTCTTACCAGTAAATCACTCACATTGACACTTGTCGCAAGCGTCATGCTGATGTTATAAATACCAGCACTCATACATACCCAATACGCACCATCTTCGTTGTAATAGAACCCTTGATTTATATAGAAGTAATTGTACGGAATGAATGTTTCGACACCTGCACCAAGTGCAAGGTTTGCTGTGTACGTTGCAGATGACACGGCTTCGAATGGTTGTCGTCTTTCAAGTCGTGTCACCTGATTCTGCATTGTTGATATTGCTTTAAGCAATCGTGAATTATTCTGATTCAAGTGTTACTCCTATTGTTTCGATTCCCTCTGACGAAATCGAAAGCGTTACTGTTTTCACCTGAAGTTCAACAGTCCCTGCAATCGTGTCAACGCTTACCAAATCGGATAAGAAGTAATCACGACCATACATCAACCCTTGCGATTGCTGTACTTCGCAGGTGACTTGTTTGATAAGTCGCTTCATCTTGTAATATTCCGCAATCGCTGTTGCTCTATTACCGTTGATAGTTCCTGTTGCAGATGTCAACCATATTTCACGCTGTGCGATTCCTGAATATCTTCCCTCTGGTGCAAGTACGAAACGCTTTTCAGATGAACCTGTACCACCACCTGACATCATCGCAACGTTCCATGTTTGGGTGTAATCAGTCGATGTTTCGATACTTGCAACAGTTCCTGTCCCAATACTGAACTTGACTGTATCAGTCCTGTCAGCACCTAATCGAAACGCTTTCATGTTGAACGTGAATCGACTTGGTGATGGTTGCCACGTGATGTTGAACCCTATCTTTCCCTCTTCTGCGATGCTCTGAATCGTTTCAAGAAGATTCTCACGAGCAATTCCCTCTATACTTGAAATCGCTAGTCCAAAGTTACTTGTGTCGGTATAGTCGTTGAACCACGGTGTAATGTGTCCGTTGATGATACGTGCTGTCCCTACCACGTTGGTAATATCTTCTCGTGTTGATGTCGCACCACTACCAACATTCGTGTTGTACAACTTCCTGATGATACTTGACGCATATTCGAATCCTGCTGTTGGGGATTCAGGAAACGTCGTTTTCCCAAGTTGGTTATCTTTCCATGCGATGATGCGTCGTGTCAGAATGTGCTCAAATCCAAATGCTGTCACCATCAACGTGTTGGTTTCCGCTTCTGTTATTACAGTACGAACCACCAATCCCTCAAACTCTAATGTACTTGGAATGTTGAGGAGGGTATTCTGTCGAAACACCCTCACCACAGCATCAGTAACCAGATATTCCGACCCCTCTGTCCCATACAGCATTTCCATCTGAAACGTGTCGTATGCGTTGACTGTTTTTGCGATGGCCAGCGACGAGAAGTCCGTGATATATCCAAGAAACGCACCGTCGTTATAACGATACACAAGCACCGTATATTCAGTCGATGTTATGTATGAACCCATATTCGTTCACCTATACAATCGGTGGTACATCTGACAATCGTGTGACTGTGATGCTAGCACGTGTGATGTTCTGTGCAGTACCTGACGTTTGTGTAACACGCAAGAATAATGTTTCGTATGATGGTGTCGATGTCAGGTTGACTTGGTCACGAAATATCGTGGTCGTTAGTCGTTGCACATATCCGTTGGTTGGTGAAAGCGTACCACCAACAACGTCAATTAGTCCTGTCGATGACAGCGATGTCGCACTCACCTCTGTAACATCTTCACTTGCTGAACATAGTCGTAAGTGTCGATTTCCTGCAGGTGTTGCTTGTGTTGCCCACACGACTGATGCTTCAACAAGATAGATTCCCTCTGCGTTCAACGAAATAACACCTGTCGATGAGTTTCCTGTCATCAACCCATCAGTCATCTGATACAACGTGGTGTACGCATTGACATCAGTCCCTGTACCACCTGTCGCAATCGAAAGTGCACTCGTTTTAACCATACGAATAACTGATAATGATGGTGTTACAGGTTGAATGAATTGTCGAATGTCGGAAATCGCAGTAATCGCAGTACCATTCCACGTAATTGCGTGAAGCGGAATCAAGTCAACACCTGCAGGTGGTGTTGCGTATGCTGTCGATGTTACGATTGCAAGTCGCACCGTTTTCGCACCGATTGTCGTTGCTGATGGATTGTTTGCTGTCACATTTGCATGACACGCAGTATCAGTCGCATTGGTATTGATGTACACGACAAGATAGTACGTACCTGATGCACCTGATGTCATGTTGATGGTGACATTTGACGTGTTTTCATAGAAATATCCGTCAATAACACACGCACCTGTTTGGACTGTGACTGATGTCGATGCCCAAGTGCGTTGAAAGCGGTTTCCTGTGAACAAGATACCGTTACCGAATTGCGACTGCATCATTGATGCCATACGTGCTTCGTTATAACCACCTGCTACACCATCACCTGTACCTGTCGTTGCCCACCCAATAGATTGCTCTGCCATTACTTCCTCCTATATCGAAGTGTATTGCGTGTAAAAAGATAATGTCACAGAAGAATTAGCAGATGCGTTATCGCATTCAACTGTGATTTCGTTGTCGTATGGGTCGTATGAATTACTTGGAACGATGGCGAATGTCGTTAGATTCGACTGTGGGTCAATGTTCGTAATTCGATTTACGCCATTTTGGTCAACCACGGTTTTATATCCGTACCGTAAGTCGATGGTGTATGTCGCATTCACAGGGACATTCCCAATCGCAATAATCTTGTTGGTTGTAACATTCGCAATCGTTAAGTTCTGTAATCCTGCCGAACCACCAAACACCGTAATAATCGGATATGCCAAAAACGTGCCATCATAAGAAATGATAGAACTTGAATCAAGTCCATTCGTTCCATATGTTCGTGGTATGACAGCAGGAATATCCGTTGGGTCGCCAACGACGCTTCCTGTAAGTTGTACGATGTTCTGATTTGGGTCGTACCACAATGGGTTGTCAGCACGAAGTTCGATAGTGTAGTACACGTCATACCCTGCTGATGTATTAGATGACACATTTAAATCACCACTTACATAGCAGTCGATTGCACGTGTAATTGTCGTGAACCCATCTGACGTTTCGTACTGAATCGTTGATGCAGTATTGCTAACTTTGAAGATACGACCCAACATCTGTCGAATCTGCAAGTGCTCAAATGCGTTCGATGCTTCAACCAATCCATCAATAGTGAATGTCCGAGGATTCAGTCGAAAGTCGATGTTGGTATCACCATGCTGAAACGCACCACGTTGTGTGATGCGTGTTATCGGTGGCAATCCTACATCTTGGAATCCCAACAGGTGAAACGTATATCCTGAAATAGCATCGAAACCATTCAGGATATGCGTTCCATCACCTGTCGTATATGTCATACTAAAGGTCGTGGTTGTCATATACGCAATCTACCTCCTTGTGCGGCAAGATAGTCCTCAACATCTTTCAGAGGATTTCTGCTACTTGGTGCACTTGCATAGTGCAGATGAATCGTGATGTTCTGTGTAGCAGGTTGCGTTGAACGACCACCAACAATGATTTCACTTGGCATCATTCTTCTATTACCACTACTACCACTAGTACTACCACCACCACTACTACCTGTCCCACTACCACCCACAGCATTTTTAAGTGCATCAAATGCTCTAACCAAGTTTGCGACGGCAGTTGAGTTCATCGAACCGATAAGAGCGTTGCGATATGAATCAGTCCATTTTGCAAAAGCCACAGATTGTGTGCTTCCCAAGTTTTTTGCTACATTACTTATAGCATTCAATGGCGATGTTAAGTTGTCAGTCGCAAAACTCTGATTGCTCTTACCAAGACTTGCTACTGAATCCGCAACACTACTTAAATCCTTACCCAATCCAGATGACAATCCAAGTGAATCTATACTCTTTAGCATTGATTCAAGTTTTGTCAACCCTGAAACGGCATCGGAAGCATTATCATCTAACTTGTTGAATGCCGATGAAAGACCACTGACTGAATCACTAGTTCCCCCATCACTCGCAACAGCCTTGCTTAAATCAAGGGACTTCAACGCAATATCGTCAAGTGGTGTTGCCGTGTCAGATGCTGACAATGCAAGTGTTTCCATAACTTGAGAAGTTATCCCCAATTTACTTGCAAGTTGATTGGCAGAAACTGCATTGGATATTTGCTCTGCACGAAGTTCTTCCAAGTTCAACCGTGCTTTCGTGACTGCATCACGATACGCATCAAGTCGATTTGGGTCTTGCGCTTCCATCAGGTTCTGTTGTGCCTGACTGATTGCGATAAGCGATTGTTGGTATCGAATCTGCGCTTTTTCTAATTCATCACGAAGTCGCTTATCTTCTTCAAGAAGTTTAAGTCGCTCTTCCTCTGACTTCTTAAGCGCATCCTTTTGCTTCTGCTCAAGTTCGCTACGTTCTGATTGCTTATCACCAATAATCGCAGTGAGAGCCGCTTCGGTTTGCAGGAACTCGACACGTTGCTGATTCGTCAACTTGTTTCCTGCAAGTGCTTTGCGAACCGCTTCACGACGCTTCCGCAATTCATCTAAATCCTTACCAAGTGCTTTGTACTTGTTGCGTTCTGCATCAGTAAGTGCGTTGTACTTGATTTGCTCTGCTGTCATTCCTGCAAGTGCTTTTGCAATTTCGTCACGACGTGTACGCATTTGCGCCATTGAATCATTCAGGTCGTCAAGACTGATTTGTTGCATTTGCAGTGCAAGTGCCATAGATTCGATTTGTCTTGGGTCTTGTGCGTCTTGTAATGCTTTTTGTGCTGATGATAATGAACGTTCTGCATCCGCAATTTCCATATAGGAATTACGCAAATCAGAAATCCGTTGATTGTAATCAGACATCATACGAGATGCTTCCTGTAAAAGTCGCTCTCGTTCACGCATTAGTTCATTCGCTCTGCGCTCTTGTTCTTGTCGCTCTTTTTCCTTTTGAGCAGTATCATCAATGACAAGGTTATATTCCTCTTGTTGTTGACCTGCACCTGAAACAGCACCTGCTAATCCGTACATGCTTTCGGTTGTTCGGTTCGTTGAATCAATCCACAATCCATTACCAACGTATATTTTTTGTATGGTATCTGCATACAGGAATGCAGTACCCTGTGCAGACCGAATTGCCATTCCCTCATCCATATAAGCCTGACTGATTGCTTTTGCGGTTTTGCCCAAAAGCAAAACCAATTCGTTGGCATAATTAACGGTTGAGTTGTATGCACTTGTAGCACTTGTTGTAATCCAATTCCATGCACCTGAAACAGCATCAGCAAACGATTTAACTTTGGGATTTGACTTCACCATTTCGTCAACAAAAAGGACTAACTTATCTGTTGCCTTAACGGTTTCCAGCCAAACATTCTCCAATGACTTCACAACCTCATCCCATGCTTTCCCCATAAGTTCGATGCTTTCATTTATTGCACGAACCCACGGATGTTGTGAAACGACTAACTTAAAGTTCTCCCACAACACGTATGCAGATTTCTCTGCAAGTGAAAGCGCACCTGCAAGTTGTGTTTGTGTTTTAGTCCAATCCCTTGTTGATTCTGATGCTTCATTTATTCTGTTGGGGTTAATAGCATCAGCATACGCATTTGAGGATTTGATTCCCTCATTGGTCGAATTGATAATATCAGTCAACCAGTTATAGAAATCATTCAGAGCAGGTGAAGTTACCGTTCCTAAAGTTGTTGCCAAATCAGTCCACGCATCACCAAGATTCGAAGTCGCTTGTGTTGCAGTGTCCATTTGGCTTGCCATCGCATCACCATACGTTCCCTGCATAAGTTTAATGATGGTGTCTAGGTTTTGCTCTGCAGGAAGCAGTCCATCCTGAACCAGTTTTATAACTTCTTCGGTTGAACGACCTGTTGCTTCTGCAAGAAGTCTAAACACAGGAATACCACTTTCCTGTATCTGCAACATTTGTTCATATGACAACTTACCTGCCATTTCCATTCTACCAATGGCAGTTGTTATGGTTCTAATGGTTTGTGCATCACCACCCATCGTAGTGACTGCATCACCGATTGCATAGATATAGTTAGGAATCTTTTCCGCTTCGATACCTGCACCAAGAAGTGAACGACCCATTTCAATGACATCAGAACGCTCAAACGGTGTTCGTGAAGCGATGTCGATAAGTGTCGAATATAATTTCTCACCCTCTTGTTGTGAATCAGATAGATTTATGATACCTCTGCGTAGTGCGTTTACATTGTCGGCAGTCATAGCAGACTGATGCGCCATAACACCCAATGCACCTGCAATCGCAACAATACCACCCACAGCGATTGCAACAGTCCCCCCAACTGCCGCAATCGCACTTCCTAATGCACCAACAGTTCCCCCAGCAAGTCCTGCCGCACTTGCGACATTCCCAATCGTTCCTGCAAAAGCAGAAAGACCCTTGCCAGATGTTCCTGCTGATTTTCCAACTTTTTCAACAGATGCAGAAACCTTATTCGCAACAGTCGTTACACTATCTTCACCAACGAATCGTATTACTATTGGGCGTTCTTCTGCCATACTACCTCCTCTTGGTGCTTGCGATTTGCGCTTTCTTCGCACCAACTTTGTGTTCGATGTCCATAATCGTTTCCCAAGTCAGTAGCGTTTTAAGCGGTGGCAGTTGGTCAGGTCTACACTGCAACTTCATGCACCAATAATACACTCTGTATTCATGCGGTTGTGCGCCATTCGTGTAGAAAAAGTCGTACAACCGCTTTATTAGTTTGGGTCTTTCGAAGCATTCCGTAATGAATTAAGAACACTATCACGAATGTTTCGAATCTCATGTGCTTTGTACTTACCACGTACACCACCAACGACAATTCGCTCGAACACAGCAATTTCGTCACTTAATGACGCTTCACCACGAGCACATTTGTCCAAGATTTCCAAGTCATCTATCATGAAATTATTCATGTCGATGTCGATTACCAACGCATTCTCATTCACAGTCTTTTTCGTAGCCATAACATCGTATCTCCTAGATAAAGATTAGGTGTAGAGAGGATTTTCCCCTCTACACCCATTATAACATCCTACGCAAGTCATTCCTGATTACGGTGCAGGTACAACCAATTCATAGTCGATACCACCACAGATAACCGTAAACGACACCATCAATGGTTCACCACTTGACGCATCATTCCCAGGTAGTGAAACCGATGAAACTTTTGACGTTCCTGCAGTAAAGTACCGCTGATACGTGGTTTCCGCAACATCCATCGCTTGCCATCGTACCTTAAACGTCGTGTTGTTCTTCAATGCTGATACAGCACGAAGAAACGCTTCACCTGAAACTTCGGTGTACAGAATGTTGACCGTGACTTCAGTCGGTGGTTGCTTACCAAAAGTCAGGACAGCATAGTCACCCTCGAACGTATGTGCAGAACCGTTCAACCGTGTGAACTCTACTGCATCAATGCTCTGCGATGAACCCGAAATGTTGTACCACGTGCTACCATCAGTCGAAACTTCGATTTTACCAGTAGCACCAGTCATAGCACCTGTCGTTTGTGCCATAATTCAGTCCTCCTTAAGCGATGTCGGTTTCAATCCCAGGTGACATAACGGTGAACGAAACCATAAGCGGTTCACCACTTGAAGCGTCATTCCCAGGTAGTGAAACGCTTGAGATTTTTGCACCAGCAGGTGTCAAGAAGTACTTTCCTAACGAACCTGCAGGATACCAACGAAGTACAACCGATTGGTTATTCTTCAATGCTGACACCGCTTTCATGAAACCCTCTGTCGAAACTTCGGTGTATAACACGTTCACGGTGATTTCCGTTGGGGGTTGCTTACCGAACGTGAGTACGGCATAATCACCCTCCATCGTGTGTGCAGAACCATTTAAACGTGTCATTTCGACAGCATCAATGCTCTGCGAAGAACCTGAAATGTCAACGTACCCTGTGCTGTTTACGTTGATTTCAATCTTTGCTGTTGCGCCTGTAATTGCGCCTGTAGTCTGTGCCATGTGCAATCTCCTATTGGATTATTTCCTTAATGATATACTCGCAGGTAACACCGTAGAACCGATTCCCTGATTCAACAGGATATTCGATGGTTTCCATCACGATGCGTACATCCTCAATTTGATACTTGTTGGTAACAAGCGTTCGTATTAAGTCAGCATATGCAGATGCGTATGCAATCTGTGCATCGCTTTGGTCTTTTTCACCCATCCCTAGTCCAACCTGCTGTCCCAATAGTACATCCGTGATTTGCCATCGTAGGGTGATTACAGGACTAGACCCAAGCGTCATACGTTGAACCTGTCCTGCACTATTTCCGATTGCGCTGATGATACGCATTGGTAAATCAGTCGCATTCGCAGTATTGGGAATTGTAGACCCTGAACGAATCGTGACATTCTGTCCGTTGTACTGTGGGTTGTACGCTTTGATTGCGTTAATGATGGTGAGTAATTGACTAGCCATTACGAGTACCTCTTGTATTTACTCAAGATTGCAGTAACATCGCTAGGAATCCTCGACTGCACCAACACAACACCATCAGTCGTCAGTATGTCCCTATCACCTGTGCTGTCAGCACGACCGTTGTACCATGCTTTACACAACTTGTACATCGCCATCTTGATGTCAGCAGGTGCTTCAAGTGCATAGCACCATTTCCCTGTGATAACAATCGTTCCCTCTGGTGAGTTCCCTGTGTAAGTCCACACTTTGCTAGAACCACGCTTCAGTTCGATTGCATACCACGGTGTATGGTTGATAGGATTCGTAATATATTCAGTAGAGAGAATCGTAACACCGTCACCATTTACTACTGACTGAATCTCTGACAAATCCATATCCTGCAACCATAGCAATCGGGGATTCTCATCATCAACGTCACCACCAAGTCGTCTAGGAAGTGGTGTAAACTTGTGTGGGTGATGTCCTCCCTGTGCACCTGATGGTTCGAATGTGCGAAGTGTATAGTTGTCTATTGCTTCCTGTGCACTTGCAATAATAATTCCGAGAAGCGCATCGTCAGCAGAACTTGTAATATCCAAGAAACTTTTCAATTCAGCAGTAGTGATGTACGCCATTACGCACCTCGCTTCGAAGTTGATTTTGGTTTGGGTGATACCTGAACGTCAACTTCTTGCTGTATTGGTTCATCAACCCTATTTGCACGCCCCAATACAATCATTCTCTCCGCTTCATCAGCAGGGAGGTCAACGACCTCCCCACTTTTGAAAATCTTACAAGAACCATTGATGAATCGTGCTATCGAAATGTTAAGTAGCACTTTCAAGGTTCGTTCCTCCTAGATTAGGCTTGAACGCCCTTGACGAATGCGTTGGTGATAACCGCATCACCACCCCAACGAACCGTAGCGAAGATTCCAACCAAACCATTCTCCATGTAAGCATACTCGTTGCGACGAATGGTCAAACCACCGTTCTCAACGAAGTAGTACTGCGACCAGTCACCGAACAGAATTGAAGTCAACCCTGTCGTTGGTGCACCAACCTTGTCGCTCAAGAACACAGGTCGGTACATGAGTTGCTCGCCACCTTGACCATTCGTGCCAGCAGGAGTGTTCTGATACAAGAACGGATTGCCAGTCAAACCACGAATGCCACCCAACGTCGCAATACGCATCGCCCAACCAGTGTTACCACCCTGATGGTAGGCACTTGGCAACTTGTGATAGATGTTCTGAATGTCCTGTGCGTCTACACCAGTAGCAGAAGCAAGGGTTTCACTCAATGAAGCACGAGTAGCAACACCGTATGGTTGGCTCGAACCTGAACCAGTCAAGATGTAGGTGTTCACGTGACGAGCAAGTGCACGACCAATTTCAGCAGTGATGAAACCCTCAATATCGCTAATTGAATCGTTCAACAATTCCTCTGAAACCTTAAGTGCCAACGTAGCCTTGTAGATGCGAATGCTTGACTGACCCATGGTTGGCTCATCAAAGTTCGCAGTGTTGGCTTCAGCCGTGAATGAGAAGTCTGAATTGTTCTCACCAACGTTGACATCGTAGTAATCACGTGAAGTGCGACGACGAGTGATTGGTAAGCGACCCAAAATCGACTCTTCATCACGCTTGCTGATGATTTCACGCTCAACCTCGTTCGGTACGGTGTAACCACCGTTGGCATCAGTACCCTCGACCATCGTTGCTTTAGCCGCAATCTTGTCGCCAGTCTTGATGTAATGGAAGAACGCCTTAACAGGCTCCTCACTGAAACCCAAAGTCGTTACGTTCTTGACGTTCGGTGCTTTACCACCCATATACAACCCACCGCCTTGTGCAGGCTCACCTGCAATATCCAACAAGGCATCTTTCAAAGCGTCTTTGTCAATAGACATGATAGTCATCTCCTTAAAGTCTGATAAATTAGTTTCCGAAATATCGAATGTATAACCAGCGACATGTTTTACTGACAAGGCATCTGCACTTGCTGTCTTAACATTCGCATAGGTTCGTGGTTCAGCAGGTGTCGTGGTCAAACTGACTTCACCTACTATCCATCGCAGTATTTCACCACCCTTGCGAACAACGGTGTTTCCTACTGCACCTGTCGAAAGTCCAAGCATTCCTCTTTTGGCAAGTTCCATGATTTGTGCAACGTACTTACCACGCTTGTCGATTTCGATTATCAGGTCTATTCCCTCTTCGTTCTTCTCCCAATCAGTCACAACACCAATTTGGGACTTTGTACCTGACATCGCATGATTCCAATACACAGGCATTCCTACGAACGAACGTGTACTTCCAATGTCAGTGTTGGGTGTAAATGTGTCACCAACAACGTCTACACCACCAAATACGATGGCACGACCTGCGAGCATATTTTGTGACACATTCTTTACAGCATAAATGTTCATGCACCCTCCTACTTCTATTATAAGTGTACTGTCAACACTAACTCATTCGTGTCAGAATGGTTCGTGCAACATGCTTCACTTCTTCTGCCATTTCATCTTTCCATGACTGTGGTAAAGCGTCTACGAACGCACGACCCTTACGACGTGCAATCGCAATCAGATTGCGCTTAAACACTTCGAACGATACATTACCACGATAGCGACCCCAACTTGACACAGCATCGCTAATGTCCTGTGGTGTAGCAACAGGGAAATTGCGTGATTGTGGAATAGCGAAGTCAGCATCAGGTAGTGCATCACGTTGTGCAGTCGTCATGTCTACTTTCTCTGATTCCGCTTCCATCATTGGCGCATCTTCTTGTACCAATTCCTCATCATCGTTGGCTTCGGTGGCTTCCTCTACCAATTCCTCTGTTTCATCACGTGAATAACCCATCATGCGAACAAGTGTGTCAAGAAAGTTCTCAACACTGTCCTCTACAACAGGTTCGGTGTCCTCTGCATTTTGGTAGATGTAGAACATGCCATCACGCATCGCAACGATAAATTGCTTCTCTTCCATAATCTTCACTCCCTCTACTTGTCTAATAATACTATTCGCCCAAACACGACCCTCATCACCGCCCCAACCGTACCATGCTTGCCACCCTTTCCCCTTTTCAGACCATGTCGAACCACGCTTGTCGATTTCATGTCTGTCAAAGTAGGACACCATTCGTCGTATGGTTTCAAGTGATACAGGTCGTCGTGATGCAAGTTGATTTGCACGTGCTAGCCCAACAGGTGTCATTCCCTGCTGTGATGCAGGTTTCGATGCACGAACGTCAAGTGCTTGTTGTGCGTTCTGTGCGACTGCAACAGGTGGTATGTACGTTGCTTTCATCTGCATACTCCTAACCAAACTTCTTCTGAATAGCAGTATTGACCAAATCAGTAAGCAACCCACTACGAATGACTTTCTCTACCATCTGCGAAGCGGTTTTCCATCTGTTTCGATGGATTCGTGCTTGTTGCGAACCGATAACATACTGCCAGTAACTTGCAGAATTGGTGAGAACGATTTCACGTGGTGCACGAATAATCTTAAACGAACGATTCATTCGTTCTGATTGCTTCGCAATACCACGCTTGTATGGGACTGTGATGTCACCACGTCGTATCGAAGCCATCACGAACTTACGTTGTGCATCTGATACGAACTGCATTGAACCACGTGGTGGTGGTGGTGGTTTTTGCGACATCAATTCATGCTGTACTTCGGTGGCTAACCCAACGAGGACAGGTTCTGAAACGGTTTTGTACACGTTCTCAATGTCGCTTAATAAGTCCTTTGGAATCTTGACTTCGATTCTCATCTACGCACCACCTTAAGCGTAATGTCGCATCGACAACGAGGATGTGCAGGTGCACCATCAGGGAATCGTTCTTTCCATACCTCCTCTGGTTTGCCGTTCAATGGAAAACAGATGGGACATTCTTTGACGATTTCATCCGCTTCGGTGTTCCATACACGCACAGTCCTAATGCCATACTCTGACAAGTAATCCTGATACACCGTCGTTGCGTTACTTGCACTTCGTGTGTACTCTGTGACAGCAATCATCGAAGCACGTCTATCACCAAACGCAGGTGTCAGTTGGATTGCAAGTTCCTCGTTGGTGACACCACCAACACTACGTGCATTGTCGATAACACGCTTCACCAACTTCTCTGTGGTCGCATTCAACTCTTTGATAAGTTTTGGTGCATACGCCTGAAATTGACGAATGATAATGTCCTCCTGCACAGCAGGGTCAATGTCGATTGTGTAACGTTCCTCCAACTTGTTCAGGTCATCACGCATCTTTGCAGTCAGGACAGGTCGCAATTCCTCAATTAGTCCATCAAGAAATCCATCAGGTAATGGTTGACCTGATTGCAGGATAAGAACCGCTTCTTCACCACGTGCACCAAGATAGGTGCGAATCACGTCGTACAACGCTTCTTCCTGTGGTGTTATATCCATCGCTTTAAGCGAATCGAACAACGACTTGATTTCCTGCACAGTCGCACAATCAGCAAGTTGGTACTTAATCCATGCACCATCTTCAGGACTGATGTCATCATGTACAAAGTCAAAGTCCAACGACTTCTGATTTATCAAACGTCGTTCCGCTTTGCGTCGCCAAAGTACGAATGCTTTGGTGGTTTGCTCGTTCGCAGTATCGACAGCATCTTCCTGCGAATCCTCTACCTGTGGTTTGGGTGCATCAGGATTCGTTGGTGGTGGCAGTGGTTGTGATTGCTCTGTCACCTGTGGTGCTGACGCTTCACGCATTCTGTTGATGAAGTCGGTGTCATATCCCAAGATTTCCATCGCATAGTCAACCGATAACCCTGCTTGTGTCAACGACAACAATGCACTAGCACGTTGTGCTTCATCGGTTTGCATGACATCCATCGCTTCAGGTGTAAACACCAACTTGTACCCAAGTGGCATCAGCAGTTGGTTGTTAATTACCTGCTCATACATACCCAAACGAGGAATGACTGTGGTGCGCCAAAACGACATGACATCTGACTGTGCTGTCGCATAGTTAGCAGCAGTCGCTTCCAACATCGTGATTGGTACACCAAGTGTCTTACAGATGTTGCGTTCTGCACGTTCCTGAAGTTCAGGAAGCATCATGTCCTTAATCGGTGGTGTAACGACAGTCGGTTTGATGTCACCACCACGAACGAATGCAGTACGGAATGCACGTGCTGTGCCACCAACGAACTTGGATAGCCAG